AGTTATACCTACTGCGTAACTACTAGAATAATATGGATTTGTAAAGACAATAGAATATGTGCCTGTTCCTGAAGTTATGTCATTACCACTAAATATTCTATCAGGCATATCTACTGTAACTGATAATTGCGATACAACTGGTGTAGAAGATAAATCTCTTGAAATTAGCACCATTCTAAATTTAAGATACCTAGCATTGTAATCTCCAACAACAAAATTTCTAAATGCTGTGTAAGTTACATTATCTGTTGAAGTGGCTATTTCTAAATGTGCTTCACAGTTAGCTGGTGTATCTCCATCAAAGTTAGATTTTTGATCGTCAAATAATCCTGTTCTGTTATCAAATAAGTCATCAATGTTATCTGCTGTTTGTGTGATAGAAGCTGTAACTCTTGATTTGTAAATAGCACCTAAATCTACAACATTAGAAAAATCATAAGTTCCATTAGAATATAAATCTGATGCCGTTAAACCTGAATCAAATAAATCAGTTCCATCATCAAATAATCCTGTAGCACTATCAAATAGTTCTGAAGAATTTAATCGTAAAGCATCATTGTCATCAACATAAACATTAGTTTTTACACCTGAAAAAGTTGGAGATTCTGTTTGTGTCGCAACAGCATTTAAGTCAGTAATAATAGTATTAGATATAATGGATTCATTAGAACTAAAGTTTCCTAATTTATCTACGGCTTTAATTAAGTATGATCCTGTTCTTGCTGGAACTGTTACTGAAGTAGCTGGTCTTGCAATCTTATTAACTAAAGAAACTGAGTTTTGCCATTCTGCACCACTTGTTAATGTTGAATAACGGATTTGATAATAAGCTAAATCCAAATCTGCAACTGCTGACCAAGATAAATGAGCATCACTATTAATTACGTTACAAGCAAAATCTTCAACATCTGCTGGTGGTAAAATCGCACCTACAATAGTTCTAGTTGCAGTTACGTAAGTAGAAGAAGCACCGAGAGCATTAACTGCCTTAACTCTAACATCATAGGTTTCTTGATCTATCACGTTTAACACACGCTGATTTAGTCCTGTACCTTGACCATGTATTTGATAGTTGGTGTCAGAAGATTTTTTATATTCAACTTGATAATAGTCCACAAAATTATCAGGACTTGCACCAATCGCTATATCTAATGCAACAATAACTGTTCCGTCATTGTATGCAATCAATTGATCACTTAAAGTTACTGATGCTGGTGGTTGAACTACATTTGGATTAGGTAAATTAGTATCAGCAATAGTAGGTGCTTGTGCTTTAGATGTCCATGTATAGAAATTATCTTGGTGTTCAGTTAAAGTTAAATCAACTGTTAAATCAGCATTTATATTTACAGAATAAACTCTAAATGGTTTTGCAGAAAAACCAGCAGTAGAATAAGTTACATTAACAATATCTCCAACAACTACATCTAAAAATTCAGAAGTAACTTTAACTTCTAAAGCTAAAGCATTTCTTGATCTTCGTAAAATAATTTCGCACAATTCTTCGGCTTGATATGTATTAGTTATAAAAGGAAAATCAAAATTACCCTCTAGCAAAGTTCCATTATCAGCAGATAACATAGTTGCGTGTTGATCTGCTAAAGGTAAGCTAGAATCATCTGCTGGTGGAAAAGTAACTGTGTCTTCTTGCCAATTCTTATCAGGATTTACAAATGTACCTTTTACTCTGTTGTATTTTTTATTCTTAGTTTCTCCAATGACTTTGATTCCACCAATAACATTATCAGAAGTTATTGTGTATGTAGCTGTACCAGTTCCTTCTATGTTTAATTTATAAGTTCCTTGATTGTATGAGAATATTGCTCTCATAGGATTGAGAAGTTTAGTTACATTGTCTATTAGTTTTTGTGATGTATCTAAAACAGCATTGGTAGTAAATAAATCTATATCTGATGCACCTGAATAAGGTGTTACTTGTGTTTCACATTCGTCAGCAGAATCTTGAAATGATTGAAAGTTTGCTTCAAAAGCTGAATCAGGAAGTCCTTTACCATATCTGCTATTTCGTAAGTAATCTAATAAACATAACGCAGAGTTATCAGAATAAGCAGTAGTAGTAGTTCTAGGATCATATACTTTTTTACCTTTAACAATAACTTTAATATCAGGAATACTACCAAAAATATCTTGATTCCATTTAAAACGTAAAGCAAGATATGCAACACCTCTTAGTCTATGATTAGCACCCCAATTTGTAGAAGTTGATAATACACTTGAACTTACTTGATCATCTAAACCTAAAAATGCTTGTACTTGAATATGTGATGTTGAACTTTTATAAAAATTAGCATCTCCACTTCCTACTTCTACTACTGTTCCATGAGATAAAGCACTAGCCCATGTAACCTTTTTGTCATCAATATAAATTTCTTCTATACTTTCAATTTCTCCCTCACATAAAATACCAGCTATATATAAATATTGATTATCTGTTCCTGATGTTTCTACAAATACTCTTGTTACACCTATTTTTCTTTTACCATATACGACAGGAATTTGTGCATTATTAGAACCTTTATTAATTAAAACACCTTGTGCTGTTTCTGATTGAGGAATATCAAAACTAGGTACTTCAGGTTTTGGCATTAACCAAGATATTGCTTTTTGTGCAACAATACCTAATACTAATCCACCTAATATTTTAGTAGCACTAAAACCTTGTGCTATACCTGTTGCAACACTTACAACACTACTTACGAAGCCACCCATAACCAATTATCCTTTGTTGTTCTAGTTACTGTTCTAATAATTTGATCATTCTTAATTCGTAACCAGTTAATCTTTTTATTGATACCAAATTTTTGTGTAAAATGATTTTTAGTCCAAGAAATTATTTCATCTAAATTAGATATTGCTACAGTATCAATATGCCATAAATGATTGCCTGATCTCCAATCTTGTTTGCTAATTAATCCTGTTTGTTTAAATTTTGCTTGTGCTTTATCAGATAAAAAAGCCCAATTAGTAAAACCAACTAATTTATCATTAACATAATGTTTTCTATTTTGATCTAAATTTAAGCATGGGAATAAATGCAATCTTAATTCAGGATCAGAATAATCTTTATACATATCAAACTTTCTATATAGTTCTATAATATCTTGCATTATGACCTACCCCATTTAATATCGCTTACACTTTGAGAGGCATAATCAAAACCCACATCTCCACTAAAGTATAATTCTTGTGAACTAGTATTTGTTCTTCTTCCTTGTATTCTTTCAAAATCTGACCAATGAGAAGCAATAGAAATGTTTAAAGTTGAATTGTTTGCGTCTTCTTCTAAGCTAAAAGATTCAATTCTACCTTTGAATAAAAGAAATGGATCGGAAATTAAAGTTTGAGAACTATTTAAAAATCCTTTGTATATTTCTGCTTCTTTTTCCATGTACTCATTATTAAGCAACAAAGAAACAATAGTTTGATCAGCACCAGTAAAAGCAACAGTAATAGAATCAACAGAAACTTCAGGAGATTCAGAAACATTTGACAAACCCAAAAATAAACTGGACGCAGTATAAGTATTAGAATCATAAGTTATGTCTTTGTAATGATCTGTAAATCTTTGTCCACCAGCTATGTTTAAGTAAATAAGATTAACTGGATTAAGCTGGTTAGTAGCTAGTTCTGATTTAACATTACTTGTTAATCCTCTAGCCATTACAATACCTCTGCTACATCTAATTCGTATGCGTAAAGATTTGTTGTACCAATACTATATTCTTGAATATCATTAGTTAATGAAACAGTAAAATCAACATTGTCATAAATAAGAATAGTATTATCTGCAACAGCAGTTCTTAAAGGTGGTTCAAATGTTAATGTTCCTTCGCCTGATCCATTTGAATCCAAATCTGCAACTGCCATATAAACTTTTTGTTGTCCTGTGAATCTAAAATAATCTCCAGCTTTTAATATCCCATTCGTTGATGTTGTCATACCATCTACTGTGCAAGTTGTTGCACCAGCAGATACAGAAGCATTAGTAGATATAACTGTACTAGCAACTCCTTGTGCATTACTTTCAGTTGGTGGAATTAAAGTAAAGTTTTCTAATTGTGATCTTTGTTTCATCACAAATGCTTTAATAGGTGCAAACTCTGATCTAGTCATTGGTGGAAAAGCAAGTGTAATAGCAAATCTTTGTCCATCAATTTGTCTAGCTTGTTTTCTTCCTGATGTGGTTACAGATACAATAGTATCTTGTTGTGAAGTTATATTAGCTGATTTAGCAACAGGAGATGTAGGAAATTGTCCACTCATATTATACTAATGCTGGTTTGCCTCTTTGATTCAATGCTTGGTTAATAATATTTGTTATAGTTGATCTTCTCTCAACTAACAATCTATCAAAATCTTTAGTGTCATTTGCTACAATAGTAAAATTAATAGTAGCACCCATACCCAAATCTTCATTTTTAATAATTTGTCCATTACTTGATGGTATAAACATTTCTCTACCACGTTCTCCTACGATAGCTGGGATACCAGCACTAACTCTACCACCCTCTGCAAATGATCCTTGAGTTGCTGTTAAATCAACATTACCACCACCAATAAATTTTGAACCAAAACTTAATAAACTTGATATTAAACCACTTCCACCACTAGATTTTTGTGCTGAAGCAATTTTTTGTTGCAAAATCCATTGTTTATATAATTCAGATGTTCTTAATTTATCAATCGCTAACAAAGTTAATTTAACTAATTTTTCTTCAATTAATCTTGCAATTACATTGATTAATATTCTTTGTGCCATTTCTCTAAATGTATCAGATAATTTTTTTCCCAATACAATAGATTCTGCAATACCTTGTGAAACTGATCTTATTCCTGTTAATATACCTTGTGCTATAGTTTCATTTATTTTTTTAAAAGAGTCATTTGCTTTTGTTAATAAAACTTCATTAATTTTATTAAGTGATATTTCCATTCCAACAAAACTATCTTTTACATCACCAGCACTATTTTTAGCTTTTTCTAATTCTTTAAACATTTTTTTTAATTCTTCTTTATCTAATATTGATTTTTCTTCTAAACCATTTAAAAAATCTGACATTGTTTTTTCAACAGCACCCAT